GTAAAAGTTCCTAATACTGTATACACACCAGCGGGAGCACAAGCATTTATTAAAGCAGGAACTTGGCAGATGGCAGAAGTCGCAACACCAGCAGTTGGAGACATAGCCTATTTTGATTTCCCATCAGATGGCGTCGATAGAATTTCTCACGTAGGAATTGTTGTTGCAGTAAATACAGATGGCACAGTCGATGTTGTAGAAGGAAATACATCTTCAGACAAGAAGGGCGATCAAAGAAATGGCGGAGAATGTTGCCTTAAGAATCGTGCTTACAAGAAGAAGAACGGATCAAAGTTTCGCAGAAGCCAGATCGTAGGAATTGTGGGATTTGGAAGACCAGCATTTGGTGCACCAGTTAAGAAAGCAGCAGCACCTGCAAAGAAGGCAGCTCCTGTAAAAAAGGCAGCTGTAAAGAAGAAGTAAAGTCTGATAAATAAATATCAGTTATGCTATAATTATTTTACATCCGCCTTATGGGGATGCTAAACTAACTCGCTTAAAAGGAGCAAAAATGGTAAATACACTCATGGGGTCTATCTTCACAGATCCTTTTTTTATTGGCTTTAATCGTGAAATGGAAAGAATGGCAAATGTCCATCAGGCTGCAACACGCCAGACATATCCACCATATGATGTTTTAAAGCTAGACGAAGATACATATCAAGTATCAATTGCAATAGCAGGATTCACAAAAAGCGATATCGATGTTTCAGTAGACAATGGAACACTTATTGTTAAGGGTGAAATTAAAGAGGTTACAGACGGGGAATACCTACATAAGGGTATCGCTGCACGTAAGTTCACCAGAACATTTGGACTGGGTGAATATATGGAAGTAACTGGAGCTTCAATCGAAGACGGAATGCTACATATTAATGTAGATAGAATCATTCCAGAAGAAAAGAAGCCAAAGGTCATTAAGATCAAATAGTCTTTGGTTCGCTACCGAAGGAGACCTGAGCAAGTCATGAAAAGGCTCATTAAATTTAAGGATAGGTAATGCCAGTATACGAATACAAGTGCTCATATGATGATGCACACCCAACAATGTCAACCCATAGATCAATTATGGATGAGGATCCAGGATACACCTGTGTGGAATGTGAAGCGGGAATGATAAGACACTTCACTCCTTTTGGCATACAGTTTAAAGGCAATGGCTTTTATAAGACCGATAATCCTAAGTAGTTAAGTGGTATAATTAATACATGAACACCTATACAGTCAAATTAAATGTAGAGCTAGAGGTACAAGCCTTTAATGAAACAGATGCAAAAGACTATGTATCAGATATATTTAACGTAGATGATGAAATTAAGGGTGTCAATATAGTAAAAATTATTCAAAAATGAATAACCCAGATAAAGAAATTACTCCTGCTGATATGCAGCATATATTTGGATATTTAATAGATCCAGTTATACTAGAAATAGATAAAGAAATAGAGGATTTAAAGATCCCAGAGGGCGATTTATTCCTCTAAAATATCGTTGACAGAGCCGTAGTTTTTGCTGTATAATAATACATAGAGACTACGGTTTCTGCCATTGGCCCTTAGCTCAGCGGCAGAGCGGGAAGCTGTTAACTTCTAGGCCCCTGGTTCGATCCCAGGAGGGCCAGCAAATCTAGGCGGACTAACTAGATACGGAGAGAAAGTGCTTAATCTTACACTCAAAGGTGTAGAGGTCTTTATGGAAAGATCAAAGCATAACAAGCAAGAGTCATACTGGGACAATTATGATTTGCTTATATGGAAGAAAGATCCAGGCGGCTTTACAAATGTAAAGGGAATGTTTAGAAAAGATTCATGGGGTATTGCAGAGAGAGTACCTGTTAACAAAAACGGAATTTGGAAGTTGCCTAAGCATTATGTCAAATATTTTAAATGAGTTAGGCGTAGATGAAGACGATCTAGATTGGTATCACCTTGCAGCATGTAGGGGATTAGATACTAATTTGTTTTATGATAAGTACGAATCTGATATAAACATAGCAAAAAGTATTGATGAGGCTTGCCTCAGTTGTCCAGTTTCAAAGATGTGCTATGAGTTTGGAGTAAATAACAGTGAGCAGGGTGTATGGGGCGGAGTATACTTAAACACTGGAGAAATAGATAAGCCAAGAAATATTCACAAAACTCAGGATGTGTGGAAGAGGATAAGGGCTAAAAATGGAATTCATAAATAAAGATAAGGACCACTTCAAACACGGTATAAATCTTTGGACTGGTGAACCAAATAAAGCAGTCTTCTATACAAAAGAAATGTCATTAAAGATAAGAGATTTAAAAAAGCCAGTACCAGATCTTATGCTGGATGTGGTACAGTACCCAGAATTTTTAGCAGTAAGACTATACGAAGATAATTTTGTTCAGTATGAAGGTAGTAAAAAAGAACAAGTAATAGATTATGTTGGAAAAGTTAAAAAGCTAATCGAATCTTACGGAGTAAGATGCGAACTTGAAGGGGTGCCAAGTGCGAGAATACTACGAAGTAATTAATATAGTCTTTATTCATGAACTAAGACTGTGGGGCACTTGTGATTCACTTGGCCTATATGCATCAAAAATCAAATACCAAAAAGATGGTATTGAATATGAAGATATGTTCGACAACGAGGAGTTTACGGTAATGGAAGAAATCGTTTTAGAGCATTCAGAGGAAGACAACTAATGGAAAAAATATTGTGCTATTGCTGCAATAAAACAAAGAATAAGCTTAACTTAAAGAAGTCAGTGCTAATCCCAATTAATTTATTTATGTGCGAGACATGCATATCTTCTAAGTTTGAGCCTAGATGGGTAATTATTCTAGCGGGCAGGCAACTAGGATCAGAGTCTGTCAAAGAGTTTATTGTAAAAAAGAAATATATTGGCTCAGAAATTACGGCTTCAGAACTATTAGTTTAAGGTTTATTTTGCTGTATAATTATGATATATGGACACTACTGCCTTAATATTAACTATAGCAGCATCACTTCTAAGCGGTTTAGCAACAGGTGCGGTTGCTCATTTTAGAGACCATAAAAAAGAAATTAGGCGTAGGGTTGAGAAAGAACAAGACCTGCTTAAGATTGATTTAAAAGACCTTGAAATTAAATTATATAAGGTTGAAAAAGACCTTGATGAATGGAAGGCTAAATATTATCAAGCCTTGCAGGAATTAATTGAAGTTAAAGCAGAGCTAGAAAAAGCCTTAATTAATTTAAGCCATATTGTAGACCACGAGGACTAGCCTTTCGAATTTATATTTAGTATACTGGTATTATGACCTGTATAGTAGCAATAGCCCAAAATGGTGTCGTTTACATGGCATCTGACCATGCCGCATCAGATGACAAAACTGGTTGGATCCTGTCAAGAAAAGAACCAAAAGTTTTTAAAAATGGTCAATACGGAATTGCATTTACAGACTCATTTCGTATGGGGCAGATCCTTCAATACATGTGGACTCCTCCAAAATACACACCAACTAAAACAAACTCTGGCTTAGATAAGTTTATGAGAACTAAGTTTATTGATTCTGTTAAGGCTGCGTTCAAAGATCACGGATACGGAAGCGTTGGATCCTCATCAGAAGAAGACACGGGTGGAATATTTATTGTTGGAATATGCGGAAGACTCTTTACTGTAGATGAAGACTTTCATGTTGGAGAAAACATAGTTAACTACATGGCGGAAGGCAGTGGTGGAATGATAGCCCTAGGAGCATTGCATGCAACAAAGAAGCAACAGAACCCCAAATTACGATTAAAAGCTGCGTTAGAAGCGGCAACTGAGTTTAATATGAGCGTAGCAGCACCCTATACATATATTCAAGTTTAAGGTATAATTATAATATGAAATGGTTCGTATTGTCCCTAGCACTGTTGACTTCATACCTTGTGTATTCAAAGATTAAATATAAGGTACAGCTTTTTTTACAGACTTACGAGATATTCTTAGTAGACAAAGAAGATGTTGAGCGAGAAGGAAAACACACTGACGACATCTTAAATCTTCGTCCCGAAAGCTATGATAAGTCTATGGATATGAGAGGGACTCCGACTCATGTGTGTCCTTGTGGATCACAAATATGGAGCCTAAAAGTTATTTTTGAAGATTTTGAAATTGCTACATACTTCCTGGATATGGAATGTGTCAGCTGTGGTAGTGTTGCAACGGCACCTACCCCTGTAGATAGAGAAGGAACTGAATGAGAAAATCTGAAAGACTTAGACTGCTTGAAATGCAAGTTGTAAGGTTAGAAATGATGGTTGATCTGTATACACAAACACTATCTAACCTATTAGAATCTCAAGGCCTTTCAGCACCAACCCAGCTTGACGCTGGAAAATGGTATAAGGCTAAGCTAGACAAACTAGATAACGAATAGGTATTGACATCCTGCTTTTATTTAGTAGAATATACCTATGAATAAAAAAATAACTACGGCACTAATTGCCATACTACTCGTTGTTCCAACAGCATCACATGCTGGATTAAAGAACACATCAACTGAACCTACATTAGCAATCATAGATACTGCGATTGACACATCATTACCACTATTTAAAGATAAGATTGTTCAAGAAGTTTGCCTACTAGAGCGTGGCCCATGTCCTAACGGCGCAACATACATGGAGGGACCAGGGGCTGCTTCTATGACTCCAGAACTAATTAAAAAGAATGGCTTTGATCATGGAACACAAATGACATACCTTGCTCTTATTAATAATCCAAACATGAAGATTGTTTTCATTAGAATTATTGGTAACAATCCAGACGGTATTAGGCAGGTAGCAACAGAGGCTGCTGTTTATAATGCTTTTCAATGGGTAATTGATAATAAGGATAAGTATAATATTAAAGCAGTTACAATGGCACAAGCATCAAGTAACTGGGTTGCTGGGGCAGACTACTGTCCAAAGACACCGATTACTCAATCAAAGATTCAAACACTAGTAGCAAACAACATTCCAGTGTTTTTGCCAGCAGGTAATGATTTTAATTACACAAAGCTTCGTTGGCCAGCATGCTTGCCAGAATCAATTGCTGTAGGTGCGTCAATGCCTACTAAGGCAGTTGCGGTTTACACAAACTATGATGCAAAGCTTATTGATTTCTTTGCACTCGGAACAACAATTACATACGGTCCAGGAAACGTTAAGGTGCCAATTGCTGGTACATCTGCTTCAATCCAATCAGCAGCAGCAACATGGCTTGCGCTTTCTTCAGCAAAGCCAGGACTAACATATAGTCAAATGTATGATCTAATTTCTAGAACATCTACCCTTATTAGCAATTCAAAAATTAAGGGCGCTAAGCTAATTAATTTACAGGGGGCTTTAAATGGCTGAAGAGCAAGTAACAGTATTAGAAGGAATCGTTACTGACCTAGCAAACGAACTGTATCAAAAATGGTATAACGTTGCTACAGAAGAGCAGCAGACAGAAGAAACTTCTAAGGCATTAAGAGAGAATGCAACGCAGACTACGTACTGGATCATTCAGGAATTTATGAATAGATTTAACGCAGCAGCAGAAGCATTGAAAGATAAGTAAATTGATCGTAACTGATGACTCATTTAGCGAGGTAGTCTCAACAAATGATTTAGTATTAGTTGATTTCTGGGCAGAATGGTGTGGGCCTTGCAAAAAGCTTTCTCCAATATTAGATGAGATAGCAGATGAGCGTGGCCTACTGGTTGGTAAGTTAAATGTTGATGAGAATCCTTTAAAAATGGAGGAGTACTCTGTACATTCGATACCAACTATGGTACTATTTAAGTCTGGTCAACCAGTTAAGACTATTACGGGGGCTAAACCCAAACACCTTTTATTGAAGGAGTTGTCTGAATGGATTTAGAATTTGATTCAGAAGATGCTAATCATTTAGAGTTTGAAATATGGCTTAAGAATGGTTATGACCGTGGTTGGGTGTCAGATGTATTTTGTGACACACATGATGGCCCACCGATGTCAGATGAAGAAATGCAAGAATGGGAAGAAGGCGGAGATCCCTGCTCGTTTCATGTAAAGATACATGAACTACACTAAGTTTCTGTGCTCATATAAGAGGCAGAAGAAATAAGGAGAATAAAATAAATGAACTCATTTAAGAAAGTATCGCTAATCATCGCTGCAGCCCTGACTAGCACAATGCTTGTATCGCCAGCAGCTAACGCTAACGCTGGAACTGTCACCCTAACGGTGGCGGGAACTGCAGCAACAGGTGGAACAGTAGTAACAACTCCTGTATCACTACCAGTACCAGCAGATAACAGTGTCGATGCAGCAGATGCATTGAAGATTGCCGTAACAGCAGTAGACACTGGAACAGTAGTAACAGCAGTTGCAGTAAATGCAACACTTGTTCCTGCGCTTGCAGCAACTGGTGCAGCAGTAACAGCATCATCTGGATCCTCAACGCTATCAATTGCAACAGGAACTGGAACATCAGCAGACTTTTATGTATATACTAAAAGTACAGCAGTAGGATCAGTATCGATTACTCGTGCTGGAACTACAACAGTTTACTATGTTCAGGGTACAGCGGGTGCTCTAAACTCAATCGCTTTGACTGCACCAACATCTGGAGCAGCAGGCACAGTAGCAACTCTTAGAGTAACTGGATACGATGTATTCGGAAACGTTAAGGGTGGAGCGACAATTAACACTCTAGTATCTTCAAACGGTGTTGCAACAGCAACAGCGCTTACAACAGATACAGCAACAGCAACACTTGGAACAAAGGATCAGGCAGTAACACTGCCTGCTTCAGGTTCAGTTGTTGTTACAGCATACGCAACCGTTGCAGCAGCAGTAACTGGTCTTACAGCACCAGTAGGTGCGGTAACGGCAACAGTAGTAGTTCGTGATCTTGCAGGAGAACTTGCAGCAAAGAACGCAGAACTTGCAACAGCTAATGCAGCACTTGCAGTCGCTAACGCAGCACTTGCAGCAGAAAGAGCAGGACGTGCAGCCGATAAGGCAGCATCAGATTCTGCAACTGCAACAGCAAAGGCAGCATCAGATCTTGC